GCCTAATATTTTTATAAATATCCATTTTGCTCGCTCCTCTGGTATTCCCTTTGAACGACACCAAACTTTAATGCTTTCCAAACCTTGCGCAAAAGTCCCTATTCTTGACCCTCTAAAACTTTCTGCCATTTTTTTAAATTCAGCAGGAACTTTTACTTTTGCTCCTGTTCCAAACTCCATATAAGCACCGTACATCTCGTTTACCGTGACTTTATATTTGCCGTCTTCAACTTTTGAATGCGAAATACTTTGTGCCAATTTCCCGAAATTTTTAGGCGCTCTTTGTTTGGCATCTTGTTCTATTTGAAAAGCAATAGCCTTAGTTTCATTATCTATTTTCTTTTTTGCTTGCTCCCCGAAAGAACGAATCATCGTTATAGTTTGCCTAACTCCCTGAACTGCCATTTGCAACTATATTAATTTCCCTAAACAACTCATCATTGTGTCTAATATCGTTTACGGCATATCTGTTATTTTTATAAATTACAAATAAATTGTCAATATTCCCTGGAGTTATTTTATCGGTAGCCCTGATATTGAATGACCAATTATTTTTTATGTCACTAGCCCCCAGTTGATTATCTCTAAAAGCGGAATTCTGCTTAACTTCCGCCCAAAATTCACCCAAAAGAACCGAAATAGGCAACGTGCCACCGAAACCATCAGGAACTGACGAAGCTGCAAATATGCTTATTTTACGGTTATATTTTCTAGCTATCACAAGAATCTTTTGTTTAAATCTAATGCCTCTTTTACGCTTTCTGGAATCAATGTACTATTTATCTGCTTTTCGCTTTCATAATACCAAACTTTAATCATTTGCAACATGGGCTGAATCAGGTCGTCAGGAACAGCTCCCTCGGCATAGCCTACATTTAATTCTACCTCTTTAACATCTGGATAAATAGTGTATAATGACCTCTTTAGAAAAAAAGGAGCAGGCGTTGTTACTACCGAGTTAATAGGATAGTCGTAAACCAAAACTTGGCAAGCTCCATTATAAGTAATATTCCTTGGAAAGAGAATATGATTTGTGCGTTTTTCGACATATAAACAAGCCGACTTAATCATGGAGGTTATTAGATCGTCGTCCTCTGTTAAATCAGTATCTATGCGAAGATAGTTCTTAGCCGTTTCTAAGGATATTACCGTTAAATAACTCATTGTTAATGTTTTTTATTCTTAGGCTTATTAATGTAAGGCTCTTTCTTATCTCAGGAGATTGAAGATTTTAGAGACAAAAAAAGCAAGCATGTTGAGCTTGAAATTAAAGCCGTTGGAGATTTCTCCACTGCTAACGTGACAGGAGGTAACAGATATGGTCAGGTTTTTGCTCCAGACATCATCATGACACCTTCTCGTAAAGTTCACATGGATGAGATTTTGCCAGGTGGTACAATAGGACCAGGTAACTCATTTACGTTTATGCGTGAGGTAGGTGTTGGCGAAGGTAATATTGCACCAGTTGCAGAGGGAGCAATGAAACCTCAATTTGATTTAGATCTTGAAGAAGCAACTGTTCAGGTTGAAACTATTGCGGGATGGATGAGAGTGACCAGAAAAGCAATGTCAAATATCCCTGGGTTTATCTCTTACTTGCAAAGAAGATTGCCTCAGAAATTTAGAAACGTTTTGGATCAACAAATTCTTTACGGATCTGGAACTACGCCAAACTTAAAAGGGATTTTGACTGCTGGAAACTTTACAGCTTCTACTGCGACCATTTCTTTGCCTTTGGTAGAAAAAATTATCCTTGATGTTTCAAGATTAGAAGATGCTTTTGAAAGAGATGCAAACTTTATCGCTATGCGTCCATCTGCTTATTATTCTTTCTTTTTGAATAAAGCATCTGGATCTGGAGAATATGACTTGCCACAAGGGGTAACTATTGTAGGTGGTCGTTTATCATTCTTGGGTATTCCAGCATATCCTACAACTGCTCTATCGGCAACTGATTACATCGTCGGAGACATGGAAGGGGCGCAATTACTTACTCAGGAATCAATGAGAATTGAGTTTTTTGAGCAAGATGGCACAAACGTTCGTGAGAATAAAGTTACTGTTCGTATTGAAGGTAATTTTGCCTTACCAGTTTACGGTTCTGATTACTTTATTAAAGGAACTACTGCAACTGCATAATTCTTATTTTTGGTTAATACTAAAAAGCCACTCATAACGAGTGGCTTTTTTTATTATCTACTTTTTTTTAGAGCATGTATAAGTTCTTCTCTTGTTATTATGGAATACATTGTGTTTCGGTTTTTAGTATCCAATTCAACACTAAACCTACTTCCCTCAGTATATTGCCCCTCCAACTCCACATCTTCCATTTTGAAGTTAAATGTAGCTTCTAATTGTTCAATAGGCAATTTCCTAACAAAACGCTCTATAAACTTTCTTTTAGTTCTTTCAATGCTCATTTCGTTTACAAAATAAACATGCTTCTGTATCGTCTCAAATGCGGTAAATTTACCGTCTTTTTCTTCAAATCCTGCTGATGTGCATCCTATAATTTCTGGTTCCATTGTTTTATTGTTTTTTGTCTATTTCTAATAGTTTGGCTAATTTTTTTATTAAATCTTCTATACTAATGTCAAGACCTATCGTTTCTCCGTTCTTGCATATGTGTCTTATTTTTAAGAAATCTTCGCTTAGCTTTATTTCTGTTTTTTGTCTGTTTTTAAAAAGCTCGTTCATAGTGTTTATTTTTCGTATTGTTTTTTTATAAGACTTTCAAAAAAACGATTTACATTGCTAGATCCTTTTTTGTTCATTGAGACTATACTTATTGAAATCTCGAATAGCTCGGTTTTTTTTCTGTCAGTTCTGTCACAACTAATAGTTAAGTCTGAAATCAAAGTATTTGACAACCCAGCAATCGGTTTGACTTCTTTTTTGGGTATCAAGATACATGATTCTATCTCGTTTAAATCAATGTCTTTTTCGGCGCAATATTGCTTCATTGTTGAAAACAACGTATCTCCTTGTACTTTTTTCTCAATTCCTTTGTGTGTAATTTTGTAAGTGTTCATAATATTTATAAATTAAAAAAGACCCAATAAAACTGAGTCGGCAGTTCTAAAGAGTCTTGTTTTTAAATTAAGTTTATCAGCTTCCGACTTCTGATTAACTTTTCTAGCTGTGCTGCAAGGGTCGAACTTGCGTGACAATCTTTCGATTTCGTTTTACCATTAAACTAAACACATCACAAACCTACGAAACTTTTTTTAATATACAAACATTTTTTTTACTATCTTTGAAATAATAAATTCATCATTATGGAAATCACGTTTTTAAGAGATCATTTAGAGAATAAAAAAGGAGAAACTAAAGAGGTCGATGACCCGTTAGGAAACTATTTTATCTTAACAAAAGTAGGCGAAGAATCAAAGGGTAAAAAAGAGCCTTATATTAACAAGCCTAAAAATAAAAAACATTAACAATGAGCTATTTAACGGTAATATCCTTAGAAACGGCTAAGAACTATCTTCGCATAGATACTGATTTAACAGAGGACGACGATTTAATAACCTCCATGATTAAATCAGCGTGTTTATACGTTGAAAAACGCACGAATCATATTCTCTTTCCAAGAAATATTACTTATAATGGGGCTTGCCAAGTTTTGGTTTACGACTATCCTATTAACTCGGTAGTAACAACGCCTGCTCCTTTTTTTCTAAAGAGATCATTGTACACTATTTATCCAGATGTAAAAGAGGTAGAATTAAATGTAGGCTATGCAGAAGGAGCCGTTCCTGACGATTTAATTCAACCGATGTTGCAAATGATTAAAGTTTGGTATTACGAGAGCGAAAAGCAGGTAAATAGTACATTGATTCCAGAGAGCGTAAAAGAAGCGTTAGATTTAAATAAAAGATTCTTGTAATGAAAAATATAACAAAAGAAATAACAGATTTTACAATTGGTTTTGCCATTTTTATACACGACAGAGATGCTTATATAGACAAACATACTTTGAAAGAATTATTTTTAGAGTACGTAAATGACATTGAAAAAGAAGAACAACCAGAAGAAAATGATTAGCAGAAAATATAGCCGCAAAATAAGCATACATGTAGCCTCATCAGCTCCTGATGGCTTTGGTGGCACGTTGCCTATTTCGGTTCTTTTGGGAGAGTTTTGGGCGGAAGTTAAGCAAAATTCAGCATTTAGAGACAATCAGCTTGGAGCGAGTGACATAAAAAATAATTGGTCATTCAATATCAGAGCGAGCGATAAAATAACGCCAGAGAATATTGAGAATCTATTTATAATTTACAAAAGCAACAAATATGTCGTAAACGATATTCGTTACAATGATGAATTATTCAGGGAAATAAATATAGTTGCAAATGGCAGTTCAGGGAGTTAGGCAAACTATAACGATGATTCGTTCTTTTGGAGAGCAAGCAAAAAAGAAAATAGACAATGAAACTAAAGCTATTGCTTTTCAGATAGAACAGGATGCCAAGCAAAGAGCGCCTAAAAATTTCGGGAAATTGGCGCAAAGTATTTCGCATTCAAAAGTTGAAGAAGGCAAATACAAAGTCACGGTAAACGAGCAGTACGGCGCTTATATGGAGTTTGGCACAGGCGCAAAAGTAAAAGTTCCTGCTGAATTTAAAAAAATGGCAGAAAGTTTTAGAGGATCAAGAATAGGAACTTTTGCGCAAGGTTTGGAAAGTATCAAAGTTTGGTGTAGATCAAAAGGAATACCCGAGGAGCGTGCTAAGTGGATATTTATAAAAATACTAGGT